CACACTGACGCAGATCGCCAGGTTCAGGACATTAGGCATTGGCTGAGAAATTTTTTGGGATAAGGTAGTATTTCTTCGATACAAATCGGGACTTCACATGGCCAACGACTACTTCCGACAAACCAGAGCGACCAACGGCCTTAGCACGACAACACCAATCCGACGTCGGAAGAAGCCTAATCGATTATCGACAGCCTTCACCTGGTTGGTCTTGATTGCTGCCCTTAGTGTCATTGGTTCACCTTGGATCGACAACCAGATCGATAAGGCCATCAGTTCATTTGAGAGTATGGTAAGCAGCAACGACGATTATATAACCTACATAGCTCCCAATGGTGACGGTAAGTAACCGTGAGATCCAAAGTGCCATGGGTTACCTATAGTAATTTTTTTTGTTTTTATTTTCTCGGTCGCTGTAATGATAACCAAAGACGTTTAGTTACCTCATAAGTGGAACACGTCAAAAGTTGCTATAATTCATTGAAGCTACTATATTATATCCATGCGCCGCACATGTCTCCCTGAAGAAGGGAGGCGCGGTGTCATCTTATGAGTTGGGTGTTACCTAATTCAGGAATGGTCAGTGTGCATCAGATTGTTTGATGACACTGGCCTTTTTCTTTACATCAATTCTGACAGCTTTTTGTGCCAATCAAGAAAAAAGGAAAGTGGGTAATCCATATCCTTTACATCGGACAATCCGTGTTCGTGTTCTAAATCAAACCATTTGAATTTTTTGGCTTTCTTCGGTCTGTTCGCAGAGGCAACAACCCACTGCCCTCGTCCGTTTCCTTTTGTTGCTTTTTTGACCGCCATCTCACATTCCAGATCCTGGTAGTCCAGAAGCTCAACTCTCAAATAGTTCCGATGAGCACGGCCCAAAATGTTAACTCGAAGGCGTTTTTTATTTGTGATGTCTATTCCCAATCGCAGTGCAACCAACTTGTCAACATGACCAAGGCGTCCATTGTTATACGCAGCCCCTGTTACGATAAACGGTCTCTCCGGTTCTGTGATCCAGTCCATCCAAAGATCGTCGATCATCGTCTTTGCAACATCGCTCTCTTCTTGCTCTTCTGGTGACAGCTGCTCAAAGATTTCCCTGTGTCTCCGGAGTTCGTCTTGCGTCTCCTCGATCTTCACACGGTCCTGGTGTCGCCCATATTCTTCGAGCCGCAACACCGCCAATCGCACGTTAATGATGGTTGCTGTTGCCTCTGGCCCAGCGTCTTCCGGTAAGTACAACAAATTTTTCGTTGCCCAAGCATCACTAAACCATTCGGTTGCAGACCATCCAGTACCTGTCCTTATAACTGTCCATTTGCCGCTTTCCTTGTACGAGAGCATTTTTTCTTTGGTTCGGTGCCAGCTTCCATACCGCTTACTTTTTCTTACGATGGTGCCGTTTTCATTCTCAACCCAAATATAATAATCGTCTTCGCCAACTTCTTTGATGACGCCAAATTCGGTGTACTGACTGGAGCCAACAACTACTTGATCATGCCAAATAGACGACAAACTTCTTCTCCTAAGAATACTAAATGTAGTGTATCACTGCATCAATTTACCAGATGTTGTGTTCTTGATACAATAGGCAAAATACGAAAAAAAAGCCCCACTGAAGAATATCAGTGAGGCTGATGCTGCTTTTATTCGCAGCTGCGTTGTCCTGTGTCTGGATCGATGAAACAAGCTTCCGCTTTTGGTTCGTTGTCGTTAGCTTCGTTGAGGATGCCTTTTCTCATGCCAGCAGCACGAAAAGTTGTGATTCCTTTACATCCAGATAACCAAGCTTTGTAATACAGCTCCTTAAAATCGTCATATTCGACGTGGTCGCCTACATTACATGTCTTAGATACGGCGCTATCGACATATTGTGATGCCAACGCAAGCACCTTCACATGCTCGTCTGCCTCAATCTCATTTGCCGTGCGGCCTTTGATCCCGAGGCTGTAGGCATAATCTTCAACCCGCTCGATCGACTGACCATCAAAGCCTTCAATCGTCCTGTCATAAAACAAAGCGAACGGCGGCTCGATCCCTGATGACACATTGTCAGCTGTCAGGCTAATCGTGCCGGTTGGAGCAATCGAAGTCAGGTGTGAGTTTCGGATACCTGTAGTTGCGATTTTGTGTTGAATTTCATCAGGTAAGGTTCTGATAAACTTACTGTTTGAGTAAGCTTCCCATTCCCAAAGTGGAAACGGCCCCTTCTCTTTGGCTAACTCTGCGCTCTCGTCGTAGCAGGTATCCCGAAGATTTCGCAGGACGGTCTCCATAAACTCCATGAAACTGTCAGACGCGTATGGTAGTCCCATCATTTCACCAGCGTTTGCAAGGCCAGTGATGCCCAGGCCCATACGCCTTTTGTTCTCAGCTTCTTTTTGCTGCTCGGGCAATGGATAAATGGTGCGGTCGATGACGTTGTCCATGGCCCTCACCGTGACCCTTATGTCTTCGCGGAATTGCCGCCAATCGAACTCCTGGTCAACGTGATTGACGTATTTGACCAAGTTGAAACTACCAAGCAAACACGCGCCAAAAGGCGGTAATGGTTGCTCTGCGCAGGGGTTCGTCGCCTCAATTGTTTCGCAGTAGTAAAGGTTGTTCATGTCGTTCATACGATCAAGAAAAACGACACCAGGCTCGGCATGATCCCACGTATTTCGCATGATCATGTCCCAGAGAGCAACTGGGTCCACTTCTTTGTATACTTTGCCTTCGAAACGCAGCGGAAAAGGCTGTTTTTTGATCAAGTGGTGCATAAACTCATCTGTGACACCAACTGAAATATTGAAGCCAGTCAGTTTGTCCGAGTTGTGTTTTGCGGAGATGAATTGCTCAATGTCTGGATGATCCACCCGCAAGACGCCCATCTGCGCACCTCTACGATGTCCGCTGGAGGCGATTGTCTGGCATATTGCATCGAATATACCCATGAAACTGACAGGACCACTTGAGCGACTGTCGAGTGATTTTATCAAATCACCCCTGGGACGCAGATGGCTGAACGAATAACCAATGCCCCCACCTTTGCGCATAGTTTCTGCTGCTTCCGTTGCTCGGAGCATGATGCTTTCCATGCTGTCCATTACTGGTCCGCTTACGAAACAATTCAGCGCAGTTGTTTGTCTCGCAGCACCCATGGCATTTTGGACACGACCAGCTGGTAAGAAGCGCATGTGGCGCAGGATGTCTTTAAATTGTTCGAAGTGGTCGGCATCGTCTTTTAATGCATCAGCAATGCGCACGACCTTGGAATAAAAGTCTTCACCGGTTTGTCGGTACTTCACTTCGTCGATCTCTTGGGACAAACGAAGCTGTGGCCCATAATTTGGGCGGCTGTTTTTTATCATGTTCATTTTTGTCTTCCTCTTCGTCGTCCAAAACTAGAACGAAACGTGAACAGAGTCAATCAGGCGTCATACTCTTCGATCAAGCGATCGAGGTACCAACGTGCCTTTTTGAGGTCCTGTATGGGGTCGTCTTTGTGGCGATAGCGCCAGACGTATTTGATAATGTTGCCCTGCAGGAGATATTCGTAGCCGTCCTCCGTGGCGGCTTGGATTGCATCGATGCACTCCATGCGTCCGTTGTTGTAATGTGCGGGTTTGTTGACAGGGTCGTAGCTTTTACCCTCACCATCAGCGAGAGCCTTCATGTAAGTTTCGTGTCTTATGGTGTCCAAAGTATAACTTCTCCCTTCTCATGGTCGTAATCTTGCCAGCGTAAAATTCGAGCTAGTCTTGCAGTTTTGATGGCATCGGATCGAAACAACCCAGCTTTCAAATATGCGGCCTCTACAAGCTCCCAGCATGGTCGTGTTCCCAGGATTTTCTCAGCCGTTACCGGCCCTACCTTTGGGCAACCAAGGTAACCATCGACGGAGTCGCCGCAGAGCGTTTGCGTCAAGAAAAACGCATCAGCCTCAGCTTCACTGATTTCGAAGTGTTCAGCAGTCATTGGCCGATACAGCTCACCAGGGATGGTTCGCAAATCCTTGTCATTGCTGACCATTATGCACTTGCCTTTGTTGTCTGGGTTTGTAGCCAAAATGCCCAGGCAGTCGTCAGCTTCTAGCAGCGGAAGCACCATTGTTTTTTCTGTTTCCCGCAGCCAGTCATACATAGCCTGGTACCCGAGGGGTTTTCTGGAGGCTTTCCTGTTTGCTTTGTAGGTCGGTTCAATTTTCTTACGAAAGTTGCCGTTTCTGTCGGACAAACAGTGAATGACTTCTTGCACACCAAGATCGTTTTTGATGGTCGCCAGCTGTGAATGGTAATGGTTTTTTGCCATCTTCAAGTCTGACTGCAAACTCCATTGGTCATCACCCCAATCAACTTCAACCTCAGCTTCTCTGGTCGCTTGATGTAATAAGATGTCGGCATCAATCGCTAGAAAAGACATCTGACAGCTCCTCGTAAGCGGCTAGACCATCCTGCGTGATGATCCACACATTGCTGATCGCGTTTTC